TTTAAGTGCTCCAATACTTTGGCGAAGTGCATATCGCCGTGGATGTAACCTCCAATGATTATAGCACCGACACAGAGCATTAGCAAGCCCAGCGTCAGCACAATCATCACATTATCAGGTAGTTTTTTTATGATCATACTCAATCACAATCTGCTTGTGTTCTTGGCGACCATTTGTAATAACCTTGTGATACCATTTACCGCCCAACTCCTTTGCCAGTTGGTCAATACGATATCGAGAATACTTTTTCTCTTCACTCATTACAAACTCTCTCCATCTCTACAAGGGTTTCATATGGAATCCAGGCAGGATTCTCATTACCAAACTGTACCTGAACTTCGGTCAATACAGTCTCATACTGTTTGCTATAAGTTTGTCGTGTGTTCTTCACATAAGAAATAGGATTGTCAATCATACTTGTACCCCATAAAGATAATGTCTTTCTTGTTTAGATTATAGCGCACAATGTGCTTTTTGCGGTGCTCTTCACACTGAAAGTAGCAACTACGCTTTTCACCTCTCTCATTGTGGATCAGTTTCCAAGGGAACATATCATAAGGATACTCTACTTCAAGTTCAGTAGGAGTGTATGCGACAACCTTAGGTTTAGGTTTTGCTTTTGTCCTGGGTTTTGGTTTAGTGGTAGTTTTTGCCTTAGGTTTAGTTGTTGGTTTAGGTTTGGTGGTAGTCTTTGCTTTGGGTTTAGTTGTTGGTTTAGTTACTGGTTTCGGTTTAGTTGCTCTGGGCATTTTGAAATCACACTGGAAACGGCAATGACTTTAAGTTCATGGTGCTTTGCTTCACCAATAATTTTTCGCACGTTCTCACTACCATAAGTATCGTTAGCCATACTAAAGGCAATAAGACCTGCTTTGAGATAATCTTTTTCCTTCTCCATAATAGCACAGAAGTCTGCTGATATGCTATTGAGTAGAGCGGAAAGTGTAAGTTCTAACATTATTCTTGATATTTTGTAAAGTATTTGGGTTTTTCTGTATCAAATTCCCACCACTTAGCATCTTTCATATTAAGACACATTAGGATAGTTTGGTGTTCACGATGGTATCGGTCAGATTGTCTATAAAGATGTCTGCGTTGATAAGCACAACACCATACATTCTTATAGATTTTTGCTTTCTCAGTCAACTGCATTTGGAATCATCATTTGTGCTGCAACTTCTTGGTGCTTCAGGTGCAGTTTAACAAAGCACCGACACATATTTCTCAACTCACTAATGTCTTCGCAAACTTCTATCTCTCTCGAGAGTTTTTCATACTCGAACATTCTGCAAGTAGAGTCAAGTGTTATGTCATCAGGGTTCATTGTTCTTTGTATAGAGGATATAGTATTTACCTCTTTTTGTTCCAATTTGAAGCAAACAGAGTTAAACCACCCCATTTTATTCTGCAATTTGATTTTCGTATGTTGTCGATGAACATCTACTTCCTCCACAACGTACTTTTGACCAACGATAAGATAAGAACGTGGATCATCATTGTTACCCCAGTTGATTTGATGCTGAGAACAACCAAGATAGGTTACAGTATCACTACTCTTTATTCTTGGTAACATCTGAAAGTAAAATTGGGTGACGTGGGAACACAAAACAATTCGGGTGGATTGTCTATCTTCCAAATGGTATAGAGTGCAATAATGATTTGCAAGAATGGAAGAATGAATACGATTCTATCCCTCATTGTAATGCTCGTTCAAGTTCGTTGATACGCATAAAGTCAGCATATGCTTTATCAGAACGTTCTGATAGGATACTGAGCAAGTCTTCGCGGATAGTATCAGTATCCACATAATCATCGAAATACTTATCCAACGCCTCTTTGAGATAGCGTCTCCTGTGCCACTCTGGCGAATAGGGTCGGTAGTCCATTACAATAGGTCTTTGTAGAGGTATTATAGCACTATGGGTTGTTGGGGTCAAGTCCTAAGTCCAGTAAGTATTGTGTCCACCACTCTGGGTCTTTGTTTCTTCTCCACTGTGGAACTTCCATTCCTTTCTCAAAATAATACTGCCACAGTGCTTCATCTATAATCTGTTTTACTTCCATATTCCTCGTCCTCTTCATCAACGTCTGCATACGCATTTGCCACGTATCTGTGTGGTTTTCTGGATTCTTCTCTGACATGTTTTGTCTCCTCACTTATAGCAGAAAACCAAAGTGCCAGTTTCATTACCAACCAGATGACTGCCAGTGGTAAGAAACAGAGTGATAGGATTAGTGCTTGTTTCATTCATCGACTTCCCAACATTTCTCAAAACGGTCTCTCAACTCATTCAGTTTTACTTGCTGTTGAAATTCAAGAATGTGTTCGTTTATCTTCTTCTCTTCTGGTGTAAGTTCCATACGGTACTTCATCTTAATATCTATAAGGCGCACCATATCCATATAATGATCAGTGCCCTTATTGATGAAGTCTTCGTATTTCATTCCTTGTTTAGGATAGAGTTATACTCATCAAAACTAAACTCACTGGGTATAAGTTGCTTGGACATCTTATCCCTTAAATTATTAATTGCTTTTTCGTCGTATTTTTGGAAGGCACCGACCTTCTCTACCTTCTTGTAGTAGTGAAGGGCATTTAATATCAAAGTATAATCATCCAGCGTCAATTCAAAGTTCATATGATACCTTCAGAACACAAGAAGTGTAGTGTCTCCTTCATACTACCAATATGCCTATAACCAATATTGATTTGTGGGTATTCAGCATTTGTACCAAATTCTGCCTCAAATCCTCTTTGAGTGAAATGTTCATTGAGTCTATACTCAAGAAACTCACCACCCAGTGCTTTCAGAAGCATACCAATACGCTCACACTCTTGACTTCCGTTAGAATAAATTACTGCTGTTTCTGTCATAAAATTAATCCCTCTGACGCCAATCCTCAGGTTTGTCTTGGTTAAACCAATCTACAATCTCATCAGCACTACCAAAACCAGTGCGATGATTTGATGGGTCGGGGTCACCTAGCCCCATAATGTTCATAAAGTCGTCCATACTACCCTCAACCATATCAGGGTTAGCAGCACGACCTCTTGCTTTCTTAAGCATCTCTCTGGCAGAAGTATTTGCCTTAGCAAGTTTCTCTGCCCACACCATGTCTTCAAGACCTACTTCTTCTTGTAAGGCAATCTTCTTACATATGCCTTCAAGTCGAAGACGATACTGTGTGGATAACATATCAGTCCTTGTTATTCTCTATGTGGTTATTTATTTTTGCCGTCAACTCCCTTGCTAGTTTAAGAGAACGACGATATATTAGATATTTTACCACAGGATTGCGTGGGTCGTTTGTAATCAACCACACTCTTCCTTTGATAAAGTTCTTTGCTATACCAATCACATAATAAAAAGCAGCAGCAATGCTTTCATCTGACACGATGAAATACAATGCCACTGCAAACAGTGCAAACCATGCTAGTTGGATGGTCATTAGTGGAACTCCTGAACCCTACGCTCATCCAAATAACGGATGATTTCGTCCCTCCATTCCATCAACTCATGAAAACATTCTTGATTGTGAGCACACTGACGCAGTTCTGAATCTGGTTTCAATACGCTTTCGTAAAACAAACCAAGTGCATCTCTACGTTTTTCGTGTTTTTCGTTCATAATTGCCTCCTGTTGTACTATTTAAACTACTTTTTCTTGGACTTTTTGAGTTCCTTGGAAATGTAAGATCTAGCAGAGGTATAGTTCCGTGACTCATGCACGACAGAACCATTATGGATGATGGCAAATGATTTGCTTCCAATGATAGGAACAGCAGCCCACATGCCATCATTTGTTACATAACCTTCAGGGTCTCCTGGTGTTGGGTCAAGTATCCCAGGACGTTCAATAAAGGGTTTTTGAAAGGTCATTCAAAGATTGCGGTAACACTTACAACTTTTGCATTAGGATTGCGAGCAGTTGCTACTTCCCTTGCTTCCTGATAATTACGACAAATCACTTCCTCATAGAAGACACGACCAGCGACATAGAGTTGGACTTTGCACTTCATGGTTGTTTTCCTTGATGTTTGTATTATAGCAGTGCTTCCAATGGGTTCAGTGGTCGTTGTGACACTTTTTCATCTGACACAAAAGGATCAATCTTGTCATAAGACTCAACCCATTCTCTTGCCTTCTCAAAGTATTCTGGACTATTCTCAATCCCAATGTATTGACGGTTAGTGTTCTTACAGGCAATAATTGTTGAACCAGAACCCATACAATTATCCAAAACTACCTCACCCTCATTACTATATGTCTTGATAAAGTATTCAATCAGAGACACTGGTTTCTGTGTGGGATGAAACTTCAAGGGATCATCGTTGTTGATGACAGGAAATTGCAGAACATCACGAGGGTATCGTGTTGTCCCACCACCAGGATTGCCCAGTCTCTTGTCAACATGGTTATAATTGCGTTTTTTATCTGGCGCAGGCATGTTGTCCTTCGGCAGCACTGCGTTCATCGGTTTATGTCCATGTGTCATCTGGGGATTGTATGTTGGCAACTTACGATAAAACACCAGCACATTTTCATGCGCTTTCATTGGCATCTTCTTTGCATTAAGATGACCAGTAGCCTTATTCTTTTCCCAAATCCACTCATACTTGAAATACTTCAAGTTAGAACATGCAAGAATCTTATCAAACGGTGGTTGTGCAGTGAGAACAATCGCACCATTCTCTTTCACGACACGATTATATTGTTCCCACAGTTGATCAAAAGGAATTAGTGTGTCCCACTCGTTCTGGGTTGTCGCATAAGGTAAATCAGCGAACACCATGTCCACACAACCATCAGGAAGTGTGGACATGATTTTTATACAATCTCCCTGAAACAGTTGATTCATTCTTTCCAAATAGGTATATTATAACAGAAAAGTCAGCGACGCACAACCGATACGGCAGGCATACCCTGATTAAAAACGGTGTCAACGACCGCTTGGACGCTCTTGGCGGTGCTGATACCCACTTTATCATAGACGGGCACACACACCAGTCCAAACGTCTTCTGAGACCCTCCCAGACGAATAACCCGTCCAATACTTTGGGAGATACCAATGTAGTCCATGTTACGCATGAACAACACTGCCTCAAGTCCACTCACATTGATACCCTCGCTCAATATCGAATGGTGAAGAACAACGAACTTCTTGCTAGGATCTTTGCCCCAGGAGTTCAGAGTGTCAAAGAACACCTCACGGTTGACCTTCTGACCGTCAATGATAGCACCAGTCTTACTGGTGATATACATGCAAGAGTATCCACGCTCAGCAAGTTGTTGACGGAAGTCAGACTCACTCAGCAGTTTGACAATCTGCTTGGTAGAACGAGCACAGATAAGAATCTTATCCAAGGAGTTCTCATCAATGGTATCCAGCAGGTTCTGGGAGTCACGGTCAGCAATCATTTGCTTATCCTGAACCATGTCCAGTTGCTTGACAACAACCTTAGGAGGAAGGATATAACCTTCTTCTACCAACTTAGGAGCAGGAACGTTACAGATAACAGGACCATAAACCTCAGGGTCGTTCATCCCAGGCTTGGAAACAGTAAGAGAATGCTTAGGAGTAGCAGTGAAGAAATAGCAGCGAGTAGCAGTAGAAGAGAAGTGCTCCGTAGCAGGGAAAAAGTTACGTTGGACCGAATTGTGCGCTTCATCAAAGTAAATGGTATTGACTTCAATGTCCGCTTGCTGAAGACGCTGAAGCGAATGATAGGTGGTGAAGATGATTACATTCTCACCAGCAGTCCGTGCAGTGTTGACGAACAGATTGATCTTACTAGGGTTGGTAGTAGAGAAGTGATGAGTCTCACCACTGTGAACGTGAAGAATGTGAGTGTTAGTAGTATCAATAACCTCCAGAAACTCAGAGCACAACTGCTCAGCAAGAAGAATACGAGGAGCAACTACAACAATAGTGCTACCGTTATCAATATATTTCTGATTCTGAATGATGTCGTAAATCATACAAAGAGTCTTACCGCCACCCGTCGGAATAACAACAGTGCCTTTCTCATATGCCAGCATAGAATCCACTGCATCCTGCTGGTGCGGGCGAAGAGTAATCAAGAGATCTCCGTATCAATACAAGTATTATAGCACGGTGGGAACTCTACTGACGGTCCCTGTGACAGTTTCCTAATTGGTTCCGGTAAGACCTCAGAGTCTCATCTTCAACCGGGACAAAGGTAGTCTACACAGATTTTATCAGTCTGTCAAGCGTTCCCATTCAGAACCATTCCATATCCATGTCTTAAAGTTCCATTCATACCTGTCACCAACTTTAAGGTCATGTTTATCTGGTTCCGGAAACTCTGGTTCATTTGTCATATCTTTTGGAGTTTCTTCATCAAAATGTTGTATAATATGCTCATATTCCTCAGAAACCCAATCAACATCAGACTCCGACCATTTACCTAGTGGGCAGGAATCCAATGCAAACTTAACCTTTGCACCTAGAGGACATCCACATTCCTTACAACGATGCTGTAAATCATCATACTTAGGACATGATTTACATATTTCTAATCTTTCTCTTTGTATTTTTTCAGAGACTAATAAAGAAGCACCACCATTTGCAAGTGCTTTTTTTAAGACCTCAAAAGTAAACTTAGCAAGGTTTTTTCCTTGTTCTGGTAGAGAAGGATATTCGCTTTCCATTATAACTCAATCAACTAGTCTATCTATATCAATTAGAACCTTTGTATGCGGAAGAAACACCTGAAGTGTCAATAACATATCCAGAACCAGAAACTGCTGCTCCTGCTGCTCCAAGAGATCCTACAGAACTTCCATTTTGATTAACTGTTGATCCGTTACTTGCGTATCCAGGATATCCATTTTCTGCACCACTATTGTCTCCCGATTCTCCCCAATCTCCACCATTTCCACCTCTACCTCCAATACCAGCATTACCAGCACTAGAATGAGATCTGGATGTAGGACCATTAGTTTGTCCTAAAGTTGGTGCATTTTCGGCGTTAGTTTTAGTTTGCAAATAACCTTGACCAATTCCTCCAGCAGTTCCATCTCCACCATGTCCTCCGAAGGAAGTATTTGTTTGAGAACCAGTATTACTTTTTCTACAGGCAGTAACCTGTGCATAATTACTGGCATCATCACTGTAACAAACTCCATTACCATAAAATCCAGGATTTCCACCACAATTTTGACCACCCTCACTAATGTGTTTATAGCAGTTATTTACCCATTCTGCTCCAGCACTCTGGCAAGATTGTCTACAACGAGAATCATATGATCCAAAATAAGTTCCACCAGGACCACCAACTGATGTGTAGAAAGTAAAATATGTTGTATAAGAACCGTCAGAACCATTACCACCCCATCCACCGCCGCCGCCACCGCCGCCGCCACCATAAACTTGTGCGGAACCGCCAGAAGTTCTTACAGTAACTGTTCCAGTTCCATTAGTATTGATATAAAGTGCATTTCCACCATTTCCTCCATTGCCAGCATTAGAAATTGCACTACCATTTGACTGATTTTTATCTCCTTTAGAACCAGAAGAACCGCCAGTTCCAAGAACACTTCCAGTGATCACTAAAAGAACGTTATAAATCGCGGAGGCATTTAAACTTGCTGCTGCAGAACCGTTTGTAGATCCACTTGTTCCGGCAAGTGTTACTGTTTTGACAATGGTTTTACCAAGATTACCATTCCACAAACTAGAATTGGCAATATTTAAATTTAGATCCGTGTCACCGGAACCTTGATTTAGATTATAATATTTGATAGAGTTTCTGAATTGTGATGTTTTTAAGTTTGATGATGTTGCTATACTTGAATTCTCCGTAGCATCGGGAACAATTGGATCTGTATTTGTTGTATCAGTAACTCTTAAAAGTTCTGAAGCACTTACGGACCCAGAAGAAGTCTCTTTAAAGTTACTTCTCAACTGACTGAAAGATATAGATCCAGAGGAAAAATATGGTCCGACTTTGCTTGCTGTTAGAGACATATTAAGATAGGTTTAGAGTAGCGGTTAAAGCTGTACCTACAACTTGGAATACAATTCTGTCTGGTGAAGTTAGAACAGTTATTGATACTGCAGAATCTGTACTATCAGAACTATTAAAGTTTGCACTTACTGTTGCGGCAGTTACAATACCCGAAGGCATTGTTAATAAATCATCAACTACAACTGTATTTGCATTAAGTGTATTTTTAACTGTTAAACCAACAGGACTTGCACCATAACTGAATGGTGTGGTTGTTCCGATACCAACATAAGTTTGAATACCAATAGTTGGAATACTATCAAAATCTATACTTTCTGTTACTTTAAGTTGTGAAAGTGTGGTGATTCCTCCAGTATTATTAAGATTGGTTCCCGTAATTACTGATGGATAACTAATCGTACCTGTGATATTACCATCAACTGTTAAATCGGAATCAATATGGACATTACCAGTAACTGTAACTCCACCACCTACTGATAATCTTTGTGATGGAGTTGTATCATTAATTCCAAGATTTCCATCATAAGTCAGGGTCATTCTCTCAGCATTGGTCTGACCATAAACCCACTTAAAGTTGCCAGTGCTTCCTGCACCAGTACCACCGTGAATAATAGTCTTAATGTCACCAACGTCATTATTGATGATGTCTAATACACCAGCAGAGTTTCCAAATCTCAATGTAGCAGAACTGTTTCCTGCACCAACTGAATTTCCAACACTAATTCTCGCTTGTCCACTGTCGGAAACAACTTCTGCTAGTGTTCCACTAGATTTTCTAACTTGAAATTCTGATGTTGGTAGTGCAGTTCCGACACCAACACGACCATCTTCTACAGCAGAAAATATTGTTCCACCAGTTCCAACATGCAGTAGTTTGGTGACAGTTGTTACACCTGTATTTGGAACTTCGATGGAATCAGCAACTACTTTTGTCGCTGTTACTATACCAACATTGATGTTTGGTGTTCCTGTAAGTGATGCTGCTGCACTTGCAGTTCCAGTTATCGTTGTAGCAGCTACGCTTGTTACAGATATTGCAGAAGGAAGTCTTGCATTATCAATAGTTCCAGTGAGATTTGACGCATTTAATGCACCACTGAAAGTTGTGG